GTCCCACCGATACTTCTTATGAAGAAAATATTTTTTGATACAAAAATATAAAGTTTTGAATAGTTCAATTGCACGCCTTGTGTGTATGATATATTGCCACTGCCTGCGTGCGTTGTTGCATTCCAATATCTACATATAGATGATACATAAACATATCCAGATGCTACGGATATAGCAAAATAAAATGGGATGCTTCGTGATGAGACTTGACATTTGAAAACAGTTTTGTCCGATGACGCTTGGTCATAAACGGAAATGTTGTCTCCAAAATACGTCAAAATATAATTGCGCAGCAAATCCATTATTTGAGTGGTTGTCATGCCACTTAAACTCACAATACCGCCAATATTATTGACTGCTGTGGACATGTTGCACCTTGCCTTACGTTAGAGATCAATCCGACGGGAGACTTGCCGGGGCATACGGGAACGACCGCGAGTCCGGCGTATAGGTTTCGATGCGCGTCTGGGCTCGCAGGCGCAACACCGACCGCGAGTCGATGTCGCAGTCGCCGTGCACCACGATGACGGCCGCGCCGCCGATCTCGACCGCGCCGTCCGCGCCAATGGTGAGGCGGACCTGGCCGCCCGGCAGGGACACCGTGGCGCGGTGGCTGGCCGCGTCGTATTCAAATTGCGCCCCGTCTTTGAACGCCACGTGCCGCTTGTCCTGGCTGTCCACCGGGGTGGGATCGGCGGCCGAATAGATGCCGCCCAACACCACCCCCTCCTCGTTGTGCTCGTCGATCAGGCAGGCCACCTGCTCGCCGATTTCGGGCATGTGGTAGTCACGGGTGCCGTAGGCCTGCCGCTGGGTCACGGCCAGCCAGTAGGATTCGATGCCCTCGTTGTCCTGATACCGGACGCGCACCCGGCAGGTGGCCGGGTCGGTGGCGGCTACGACGCCGAATTTAAGCATCGCTGTCCTCCTCGGCCTCGTAGCCGCGTTTGATATCAATTTCAGTATGATATCCAGACGTCTTGTCCATGCTGTGGCGGGAGGTGTCGATCAGATAGGTGCCGTCGAAATGCCCGAACCCGGCCAGGGCCACGGTATTGCCGGCCACCAGCCGAGTGTTGCCCTCCATGGTGAGCGTGCCCTCAAACTTGCCGTCGTTGGCCTGTTCCAGTGCAGCCTTGGACTGCAACTTGGCCTGCTCGGCGTTTTCGCAACGCCGCACCACCTTGCAGGTGTCGCCGGACTCCACGTCCTTGGCCTTGGCCGTGTGGGTCAGGCACTGCTTGGATTTGGGGTCGTCATAGGCGCAGGTCGCGTCCTTGTAGACCTTGAGCGTCTTGTCCCGCAGGGTGTAGGTGCTCACGTCGCCCACGCGATTGGTGGTCAACACCGGATCAGCCGTGCGCAACGCGGAGTACTTTGAAAAAACCAGCTGATCGCCCTTAACCGAGAACACATAGCCGTAATTGCCGGCGATGCGCTTGAGAAAGGCCAGGTCCCCCTCCTGGTGCTGGGTGATGCGCTTGAGGGACACGTCGGCAATCTCGCCCACCACCGTGAACTGGTGGCGCCGGGCCACGGCCGTGGCAATGCCCCGCAACGTGGTGCCCTCATAAGCCTGGGACCGCTTGGTGCGCTGGGGCTCGGTGATGCCGGAGGCGAGCGCCCGGATATGCATGACCGCCTCGGGCCCGGAAATCTCGACCTCCTCGATCTGGAACGAACCGCAGGGCAATAGTTCCTCGCCGGCATAGCCCATGGTCACCACCACGGACATCCCCTGGGTCGGATACCAGTCCGTGCGCCACACGCCGGTCGAATCCTCCAGGACCAGGTCAATTTCGTCCGAGGCGCCGTGGGCATGGTCCGTATAGGTGACCGAGCGGACATAGGTCATGATCTCGGCGGTGACGTCCTTGCCGGCCATGGCCACGGTCCAGCGCGGGGTGCGGACGGCTAGCGCTTCCATGGGGGGAGATCCTCGCTGAGGGTGTCGACCGTGGTCAGCACCGGGATGGTGAGTCGCAGGCCGCCGGGCAGTATCGGCGCGATGGGCACGTCGGGATTGGCGTCGATGATCTGCTCATAAGCCAGAGGGTCGCGGTAGTAGCGCCAGGCGAGCAGATCCCAGCGGTCCCCCTGAACCGTGACGTGGAGGAGTGCCCGGCTGCTCATGCCACCCTCAGCAGGGCGCGCAGGCCCACCAGCGGATCAGCCCCGGCGGCATAGGCCTCGGCCGTATCCCGGATCGCCTCATACACGGGCAGGTTGCCGCCCAGGGCCTCGATCACCGCGCAGACGGACGTGTCGGCGATCAGCTCCCCGGCCCGGGTCAGGTCGCCGTCCAGGGCCAGGCTCAAGGCGTCGATGCCGGCCACCAGCACGTCCGATCCGGCGGCCTGGGCCACGGCCATGGCCGCCTCCACCACCGGGATCTCCGGCAAGGCGACCAAGGTGTCGGCCACCACTGCGGCAATGGTCGCGACATCGGACACCACGCCGGCCGCTGTCTGGGCCAGGGCAGCCAGTCCGGCCACGCCCAGACCGACGGCGCCGGCCAGGCCGTAAGCCGCGTCCACGACATCCGCCAACACCGAAAGGCCCAGTTCGCCCAGCTCGGCGGCGCGGGCCAGGAGCAACGTCGTCCGCGACACCTCTTCCCCGGTGTCGACTTCGAGGGCGGCATCGACGTCCGCCGTCTCATCCCAGAGGATGGCGCCCGGGACCGGATCATCCTCGGCCACGACTGCCTCGCCCGTCTCCTGGACGTCCGTGCCCACCCACTCGCGCAGCCGCAGTTCGGCGGTCTGCGAAATGGTGCCACCGTACTGGTCGGTGACAAGCGTCTGCTCGCGGATCTCGACGATGGTGTACCGGCCGAGGTACTGCCCGGTGCCGAGGGACAAAGGCAAGGCCGTGTGCTCTGCGGCGATGGCGCGCAGGTCGTACATGACCGTATCCGGATCGCAAAACACAGAGTGCAGCCGGATGGTCCAGTTGCGCTCGTCCAGTTCGTCGCCGGTCCATTGTACTTTGGGTTTCCCCTCGATCACGGGGTGGACGGCGTAATCGTGCCGCGTGGACAGATCGGCCGTCTCCGGGGCCAACAACAAGTCAAACCAGAGATCACCCAGCAACGCCCACATCAGTATTGCCTCCGGGCGTTGCGGGCCATGGCCTCTTCGATGAGGCGCACCAGCTCATGTTGGCGTTCTTTGAGGGCGGCTATGAGGTCGTCCTTGGTCATACCGGTGCCGCCCTGGATGGTGATCTGGGGCGCGAAGTGGACGGTGACGGCGCCGCCGCCATGGGCCGGAGCGGCGGCAAGCGCCGGGCGCGGCATTGCGGAGGCGTGGGCCGAGGCGACCATGGCCGGCGAGGATAACGAGGCCATGGCCGGCGAGGTGAGCGGCGCCAGGGCCAACATACCGGCAGTGGCCGCCGCGCGCATGGCGTTGACCAGGGACGCGGGATGCACGGACTCGGCAATGGTTTCGATGATCCGGACGCGGTTGAGGTCCCGCAAGGGGCCTTCCTTGGCCGGCGAAAACGGCCAGTAGGATCGGACCTTGGCGGCGACCTCGGCAACGCCGGCATAGAGTCGGCCGGCGGCAGATTTGATACCGGCGAGGAGCTGGTCGATCATGCCAACGCCTGCATTATAAAGCTTGGCCGGCAGGTCGAAAAAGGCTTGCGCCAGTTGCGCCACAAACTTGATGGCTTCGGCGATGCCTCGGCCGACGCGGTAGCCAAAGGCTTGGGCCGCCGTCTCGGTCTGGGTTATGGGCGCAATCAAGCGGCCGAACCAACTGATGAGCTGGCTGATGGCATCCACCCAGGGCCGAAGGAAAAAGTTGTAGGCGGCCCGTCCCAGAGCAAGGATGGGAGCAAACCAGCCAGCAACTTGGCTGCCGATGGACTTGAGCGGGGCCAGCCCGGCTGATATCCCTTGCCAAACGCCCCGAAAGAACGCGCTGATCTTGCCCCAATGCTGGATGATGAGTGCGGCACCGGCGGCAATCCCGGCCACGGCAATGCCAATGGGCGAGACGATGGCGGCAACCACTCCGAGCAGTACCGACAAACCGCTGGCGACCGCCCCGGCCACGATGCCCAGCCCTCCCAGGACCACCAAGAGGCCGCCCACAGCCAGGGCTCCCAGCCCCAACCATTTGACCAAATCTTGATTTGCGGCCACCCAGTCCATGAGCGGACCACCCACGAAATCGTTGGCCGCGTGGATGAGTGGATAGAGCGCTGTGACCACGGGACCACCCACGGCCGCCCAGAAATTTTCGATGGTGCCTGTGAGCGCCTCCCAAGTGTTGCGCGCGGATTTGTTGACCTCCTCAATGCGCTGCATGAGGTCGGCTTGCCGGGCCATGGTATCCATGGCCCGGTGGAGACCGGACACGCCGGCCTCGGACAGCATGGCTGCCACGCGGCCGCCCTCGGAACCGAAAATCTTGTTCATGACATTGAGCTTTTCCTGCTCGGTCAGGACCTTGAGCTTCTCCAGCTCGCCAACCATCTTTTCCAGACCCACGAAATGGCCGGCACTGTCAAAGAACTGCATACTGATCCCGGCATGGCGCAAATCAGCATTGATCTCCTTCATGACTTTGGAATTCTTGCCCAGCTTCTGTTCCATTTGGCCGATGTTGTTAAGCATGGACGAGAAATTGGTGCCGAACACCGAACCCTCCATACCCTTCTGGCGGGCGATGCCCTGCATTGCCAAAAACATCTTGGTGTTTGCAATGCCGGTCAGCTTGAGGTTGTTCAAAGTGCTGCCAGCATATTGGGCGGCGTATTTGATTTCTTCGGGATTGAGGCCAAATCCGAACTTGGCACGCTGTGTGAGATCGGCCATCTTGACCAGTTCGTTGTCCGCCAAACCGAACGCTTCCCGAAATTTCGCCGTCATCTCGGCGGCCTGTGCTGGCACCTGTTTGAGGACCACCCCCAAGTACGAGGCGGATTTCAGCCCACCATTCGTGATGGATTCAATGGAGGTTCCGTTTTCAAGGAGTGCCGTGGCGGCATTGGTAAAATCCGCAGTATTCCCCTTGAGAATATTGCCCAACTCGATAGATTGTTTGTTTATTTCAGCAATCTGCGGCGGGATCTGGCCCAGGTTGTCCATCATGGCCACCCGCAGGTTGGTGCTGGCATCATCCAGATCCGCGAAGGCCTTGATGGGCGTTTCCATGGCTGTGAGGATGCCATGCCCCATCACGCTGGCCTTGGTGCCCATCTCGGTGAGTTTGGCCGAGACCTCGGAAATCTTGTGTTGGAGCTTGGTGAACCCGTGGGTTGCCTTGTCCGTGGCGCCGTTGATGACGCCGCTCATCTTGTCGATGGCGGTCAGGACGATGCCGATCTGGACCAGGCTGTTCATAGGGCTCCAGGCGAGCCGGGGCGGAAAACCCGCCCCGGCTACTCAGCTTTGTGCATCTCGTTGTGATACTCCACGGCCTGCCGGCACCACCGGGCCAGCTCCACCGCGTCCATGTCCATCAGCTCGGCATGGCTCCAGCCCGTCACTGCGGCGAGGTGGAGGACGGACCGCTCGTCGACAAAAAATCGTTGCCGTAGAAGTCCGAGAACCGGCTGGTCAGGCGCATGACGTCGGCCAGCCCCATGTCGAGCACATCCTCCATGACGCGTTTGCCGCCGTCGAAGGTGCAGAGACTGGCGAGCAAGGCGTACATGATCTGATGCGGGTCCTGGCCGGCCATGCGCTGGGCGGCGAGCAAGTCGCGGCCTTTGCCCCGCCGCATGACGCAGGTCACGCCCGAGGGCAGCACGAACGGTTCCTCCCCGGGCACGATCTGGGGCGGGGCCGGCTCGGTCGGGGGCGTGGCCTCCTCCGGAGCCGGGTCGGGCTGGGCCTGGTCGGCAGGCTGCGGATCAATCGGGGCATCGGACTGGACATCGGCCGGGATGGGCTGTTCCGGGATCTGGGTCGGATCGATGTTCGAATCGGACATAAAGAGCTCCTTGTGTTACGCGCCGATGTTGGCGCGGTAGGTGGCCAGCAGATCGACACCGCCGACCTTGAGGATGTTGGACAGGACATCAACCTCATAGAGTTCCACGCCGTTGTTGACGCATTTGAGGTAGGTCACGTTGAACTTGCTCGGGAATTCGGCCGGATTGGCCTGCTTGTATTCGCCGAAGGCGATCTCCTTGAACGTACCCCGCAGATGCACCACATAGGGAACCTCCGCGATCAGGCCGGCATCCGTCCAGGACTGGAGCGAACCGCGCACTTGCAGGGCCGTGGCCGTGAAAGGATCGCAGACCGAGGGCATGACGTCAGGATAGAATGAGGCCCACTTGAAATCGGCTTCGAGCTTGTCGATGCCGACAAAGAGATCCACCTTGCCGATCATGCCCAAGGCCTTGTGCTCGGCCATGGTATATTTGACGGCCGGAACCTTGGCCTCCTCGCAACGGCCGAGCTGGCTCGATCCGTCCAGGTAGACGTTGCAGTTGGCCAGCCGGTTGATGGTGATGAGACTGCTCATGTCCGCACCGCTCCTTAGCTGGTCGTATTGGCCGTGCTGTTGAGGTCGGAGAGATAGTTGATGTTGACCCGGGCCTCGAACGTTATCCTTTCAGCGGGTGGGGGCGGCATGAAGTCGTATGAGAACACGATGTGCCCGGCGGCCAGCTCCGTGGCCTCATTGAGCGACTTGTCGTACCAGCACTTGCCATCGATGATGGCGCCACGCGCGATCAAAGTGCGCAGGAAGGCGTTGACCGACTCGGTCACCGCGTCGATGAAGGCGTTGTTGATTGGACGGTCGACGAATTGCAGGGAACTTTGCTCCACGGACTCGGCAATGATGTCCGCCACCCGCCGGATGCAGACGAACTGTTTGGGGCCGGTGTTGGTGGGCCAGGCGGCCGAGCGGTTGCCCCAGGCGCGCAGGCCCGTGGCATAGGCGTTGAAGATGGTGGTGATGCCCACCTCGTTGAGCTGGTTGACCTCACTGTTGGGGTCATTGATACCAGCCGTCAGCAGCACCTCCATGCCGGTGATGCCCTTGATCTCGTGGTTGCTGAGGCTCCACCAGTAGCCCTGATCCAGGTCCACGGCCGCCTGCAACCCGGCTAGGCGCGACGACAACGGCTCCAAGGTCGTGGTGTCGGTGTCCGTGTCGTAGACCTTGACGTGGGGGTAGCACAGGACCGCCCGGTAGCTGGACGTGTCAAAGGCAATGGCGCCGGAGGTGCCGCGTCCGGCCAGGGCCTGCTGGAAGGTGGTGCCCACCGGTGCGTCGACGAAGGCGATGGCGCGCAACGCCTCGGCCTTGACAATCAGCTCGGCCATCACTCCGGCCAAGGGCGAATAGCCAGGCGCGATGAGCAACTTGGGCCAATAGCCAAACAGGCTGTGGGCATCGAGCCATGCCTGCATGCCGGTGCGTTCGCCGGCCGCGTTGGTCTCGCCGATGATGTCGGAGGCCACAACCTTGCTCGGATCGGCGTAGGTGTAGGCCACCTTGACCGTGGCTCCGGCGGCGATGGTCCCACCGGCCACCCGGGTGATGGTGCCCTCCACCGCGTCCAGGGCGTAGTCGGTACCCAGGACATAGGTGGTGGTGCCGTCGCTCGATTTGACCGTCACGGCCGACAATCCGTAATGCCCCAGGTCGATCACCCCGTCGCTGTCAAAGGTCTTGGCCGCCTCGGGCACGGCCGTCTTGTGCGTGTCGGGGTCGAAGACGTTGATGACGATCACCGCTCCGTAGCCGGAGTTGTCGGACTGCTGGTCGCGGATGGCGTCCAGGGCCTGGGGGATGGTGTAGCCGTCCCGGGCCGTGCCGAAATACTGGGCGGCCGTCTTGTCATTCAGGACCACAATCGGTTGATTGATGGTCCGGTAGGCCTCGGCGCATTCAAAAATGGGCGCGGTGCCGACCAGACCGATGACGGCCGTCTTGACCAGGCTGATGGAGACGGCGCCATCGTCGATCTCGGTGGTCTCGACGCCGTGCAGATAGTTAGCTGCCATTGGCGGCCCCCGTGGCGGTCGTGCCGGTCGAGGCGGCCCCCGAGCTGGCGGCGCCGGCCGAAGTCGTGGTGGTGCTCGCGGTCGCCGCACTCGCGGAGGCCGTGGCGGTCGCGGTCGTGACCGTGGTGGTGGCCGCGACCGGCCCGAGCAGGGTCAGATGTTTGCGGGCCACGAGCGCCTTGACATAGGCGTTGTCGTCCGGGAGCGTGACCTCGGCCCCGGGCGACAGCAGCACGTCGCGGCCGCCGGCCAGGGTCACGGCCGACAACGGCCCCTGATAACGGTATCGCTTCTCCATGGATTACCTCTCCGCAGTAATGATCTCGCCGTCCGGATCGCGCAGGCTGATCTTGGCGGCGGCCAGGGCCATGGCCACGTCGTCGGGCAACATGGCCTGGGACACCCAGGGCACGTCGGCGGCATAGACGGCGGTGTAGGTCCACACGCCGTTGCTCACATCCTCGAACCGTTCCCGGGTCGGATAGAACCGGGCGCCCTTGATGTCCTGGTTGGACACGGCCAACCGGATGGCCGACAGCACGGCGTAGGCGCCGGCGTGGGTGCGCAGGGATCGGGTTTTGACGACAAGCTGGTATTCGAGGTGCTGGGTCTGGGCCGCGCCAGCCAAGACGCTCGGACCGCCGAACCGGCCGCCGCCGTACCCGACCAGCACCGCGCCGCTGGGATGGGTCAGGCGGTAGTTGTCCGGATTGTCCGGGAACGGCTGGACGGCCAGATCCGGCAGCGCGGCGGCCAGGACCGCCACCAGTTCGGTTTCGATGGCTTCAATCACTTAAAATGACTCCAGGGTGTCTTCGCCGAAGACCCGGCGGCGGTCGTTGACCCGGACGCTGGACGCATGGGGCGCGGAATCGGGCTGGCCGGCGGCCACGCCCAGGGTGACCTTGCCGGCCTGGATCTCGCGCAGGAGCCGCAAGGCCGTATCGTAGCCGCGCTCCAGGTTCTTCGGAGCCTCGCCGTTGGCATTGGCGTCGGGCCGGCGGGTCCAGAGGCGATAGGAGACCAGGTCGGCCGTGATCTCCCGCACCAGGCCCGGGACGGGATCGAGCGGCAGCACGTAGCGGTCGCGCAAATACCCGTCCACGACCTCGCCGGCCGCTGCGATCTCCGCGTCGAGCACGTCGGTGTCCACGGATGATGGCGGCACGGCGTCGTCGGTCAGCTCGATCAGCCGGTCCCGGGTCAACCGCCGTTCAAGGTCGGACAAGGCGCAGTAGGCCACGGTTTATTTCCCTTCGGCCGTCTTGGCGGCCTTGGTCTTGCCGGCATCGGCCGTGGTGTTCGCCGCAGCTTCGGCGCCGGTGTCGGTCTTGGCCGCCCCGGTGTCGGGCGTGCCGGCGGGATCGGTCTTGGCCGGTTCGGGTGCGTCCGGTTCCTCGACCTCTTCGGCCGCCCCGGCGGCGACCAGGGACACGGCGGCCAGCTCGGCGATGTCGGCGATCACCCCGGGTTCCAGCACGTCGCCGTCGTGCAACACCGCATGCAGCAACTTGATCTTCATGGTGCCTCCTTACGCGGCCACGTTTTGCAGGAAATAGGCGGCATCGGGGCAGGTGATCACCTCGGCCGTGGACTCGCCGGCCCGGACCTTGGTGCCGCCGCGCAGGCCAATCTCCTTGGTGTCCCAGGCCCCGGCCACAGGCTGGCCGAAAGGGACGGTCATGCCGAAGGTCACGTCCCGCTGGGGCGCGGCCTGGCGGTTGCGGTAGGTCAGTGCAATGTGCTTGCCCCAGCACCGGGCCAGATTGGCCGCCTGCCCCTTGCGGGCGGTATTGACGAAGGCCTCGCCGACCAGGATCTCGTCCAGCTCGAACAGATCGGCCACGTCCTGGCGCCGGGCGATGCCGGACTCACCGGCATTGCGCAGGCAGGCGGACACGATCTCCGGGTGCCGGGACAGCACGGACCAGGCCGGACGGCCGATGACCATGGTGTTGGGCCGGATCACGCACGCGTCCAGGGCGTTGGCGATGGTGGCGATGGGATGGCTGTTGGTGGTGTCCGAGAACTGGGAGGTGCCGGACAAGGTCACCTTGTTGGCTGTCGGGTAGGTGGCGGCGTTGAACACCAGGCCGGCCACCCGCACCTCGCGGTCCAGGGCGAGCAGGTTCATGATGTATTCCACGGAATTGGCGCGCGGGTCGATGCCGACCGGCGCATTGGCCATGTCCGAAGCCGGGATGGAGTCTTCCAGGCCGTAGTCCGTGGTGCTGCCCGTCTTCTCCTCGGCCGTGAACTCGACCTGGTTCACCTTGCCCCGGCGCCCAACCTTGGTGTCCGGGACCGTGAAGCCCTGGGCCAGGTTATAGAGGAAATAGATGAATTCCTCCTTGGACACGGGCGTGACCCGGGGCAGCACCAGGTCGGCGATCATCGCCCGGTTGCGGTAGGCGATGGCGATCCCGGTAAGTTCCGGGATTATCGGAAACGGTGCGCGCGGCATCTTATCCTCCTGTTACCCCTGGATCTGGCCCAGGATGATGAGTACGTCGATGATGTCGCCGGACACTCCGGCGGACAGGGCCCGGCCCACGATCTGGGCGTTGACCCCGGCGGCCGGAGCGGCGGCCACGGCCGTGCCGTTGGCGCCAGCCGTGAGCCACGCGCCGTAGGTGACGGTGCCGCCCAGACTCACCTCGACAATGCCGGTGTGGATCACGTCGAGGCGCTCGCCATCGGTGACGTCGAGGCGCTCGGCCACGCCCAGGATGGCATCGGTGCTGGCCGTGGCCACGGCCACGGTGCCTTCGCTGGCGCCCGCCTTGACAAGGGCCCGAGCGGAGACGGCCCCGCTGGCCACATAGGTTTTGGTCAATCCCGGATTCATTTGCGGGCTCCCTCTTGTGTTTCGCGCATCACCTCGGCCTGCGCTTCGGCAAAGCTCATGGTGCGGCCGGCCGCCTCGGCCTGGTCGACCTTGTCGCGGATCTTGGCGGCCATTTCATTGGCGTTGAGGCCTCCGGGATTGCCGGCGGCGCGGCCATGGGTGGCGAGTTCATTAAACTCGACCTGGACCGGCAGGCTTTCGAGAAAGGCTTTGAACACGTCGGTGACGGGCTTTTTCACCGTCTTGTCGCCCTCGGCGAAGTCCATGGTCCCGGCCCCATCGAGCCGCTCCATGAAATCCACGGCCAGGCCCCGCTGGAAATCGGTGAGCTGGCCCGTGGCCGCGAGCCCCTCGCAGAACCGGGCGATCTCGCCCCGGCGGCCGGTGGCCACGGTGGCGTCCACGCGGTTGGTCAGGGCCTGGTTGGCCATTTCCAGGGCGGCGATTTGCTTGTCCTTGGCGGTCATGGCCTCGGAAAACTCGGCCATTTTGGCGTTCAGGGCCGCCAGCTGGACGGCCGTGTCGTTGCTGCCCGTCATGGGCGCCTCCTTGAAGGCCGGAGACCCGGCCGGTTTGTCGTTGTGCGGCAAGGACAGACCCAGGAAGTCCGCAAAACGGGCGAAAAAGGATTTCTCGGGGTCCGGCTCCTCGCCGAATTCGTAGGTGACGGCCTCGCCCTCGGCGAACTGGACGTCCTTGAGGCCCTTGACAGCCGGAGGGACAGCCCCCAGCCAGCCGACGTGGCGCAACGTGCCGTCCGGATACAAGGAAATCGAACGCTTCTTGAACAGGCCGCGCCGGACGGCGTCCTCGAACTCGGGCTGCACATCCTTGAAGTCCATGAAAAGGCCAGGCCCTTCCCGGTACACCTTCTCGACCCAGCCAAAAGCAGGCGCATTCTGCGCGGGATGACCGATGACAATGGGAGCCTCGTGGTAGGCCGGGTTGTACGTCGCAACCTTGTCCAGATCGGCCTCGGTGACGGTGTGCTTCCTCCCGGCGCTGTCCGTGTGGGTGCCCACGCGGAAAACTTCGACGCGTTTGAACGGATCAGCCATTATCGGCCTCCTTGGTGTAGGGCGCGAGCTGCCAGGGCGTGGGCAACAGCGTTCGGAGTTCACCGGGGGAAATCACCCGGGATTGCGGCGGGAGAATGCCGTGCTCGGCCAGGATAAAAGCCACGAGCTGTGAGCAGACCGGCCGGCGCATGGTGTTGCGCACGGCACGCCAGGCCAGGGCAAGCAGGGTCCGGAACCCATAGCCAAGATGGGCGCTCGCCAGATTGAGTGCGGTGCGAATGACGGCAACAATCTGGCCGTCAGCAAGGTCAAGCTTATGGATAAGGATGTCGCCGTCATAGGCATCAAACCGATCCGAGGCCCGGTTAAGCACAACGCCCTCGGGCATGGCTTCGACCAGCAGGACGCTCCCGTACACATTGAAGCCGAGCGAACTGTGCGAACCTCCCGGGGCATGACGGCGGATCAACCGGGACAACAGCGAGTCGCCGACCCAGGTGACCACAAACACATTCAGCTCCGGTCGCAACTCGGCATAGGGCTTGACGCCCTTGATGCAACGCAAATTGATCATCGGCGCGCCTCCGTCACGGGGCAGGCGCCGCCGGCCAGGGCGACCTCGATGCGATCCAGCCGCCCGGCCAAGCCCTCCAGGTCGGCAAGGTGCTCAATGAGCTGGTCCCGCTGGGCCGTGACCCGGTCCACCTTCATGGCCTGGACCATCAGACCAAAGCCGATGCCCACGACCAAAACAAAGGCAAGGCCAACGGCTTTCGTCAGATATTTAGCCATTGCCGCCTCCCTTGCGCGCACCGTCCACGAGGGCCTGGGCGGCCACATACACGGCGGCCAGGGCCGCGATGGCGACCTGGGCCGCCTGGGGCAGTGCGAGTCCCAGCGGGTTCTGGGCCGCCAAGGCCAGGATGGTCCCGGCGGCAACCCAGAGCTTGCGGCTGGCGAGGCGGG